CTTCTCGACTGTCGATCTTTACTTCAATCATTTGCTACACTCCTAAGCGTCAGGCCGGGCATTGGTTCGTCGTGCTCATACCACGAAGTCGTCGCGGACGTTCAGAACCTCGGACGGCCTGGCATCCTTTCAGGGCTGAATGTACAGGGTGGTCAGAGCCAGCATCCGCCGCCCACTTCGAACACTGAACACCGCGTTGTATCGCTCCCCGCCAATGTCTTTCCGGTACCGCACCAGGGGTAAACCGGCATCGCTCATACCGGCATCTTCAACACTATCCGGTGAGTTCAGCATTCTTGGCAGTTCCGCAAAATCTGCTTCAGTCACGGCACGTTGGCCGCGCATTCGCTCGGACTGATCGTTGCCGTGGTGCTTTTGGATGTGCCGCACCGAGGATGGGTCCAACGCGTAATCAAATCCCGCCACGGGCTTCGTCTGAAGCCGCTCGATGGCTTGCACATCCTCAGAAGTGAGCAGCCCCAGCGTGCGATACGGGGATAGATCAACCTCTTCCAGGTTCTGCCATACCCGGCGGGCATATCGGCGGGTGTCATCAGCCACTGACGGCAAAGCCCTATAGCTTTGTGCCAGGCGGTCCCTCACCGACTCAGGAACACCCTGCATGTACGCTTTGGCCAGCTCGTACTGCCACTGCCGGGTTTTCTCTGCCATGGTGTTGACCACATCAGCCACACGGCCCCCGGGGGCATAATCCCAGTTCTTGCTGATGCCCGGGGGCGCACCGGTGCTCGGGTTGATGGTGTCCCAGCCTTCGGGCAATGTTTTGGCGGGATCACCTCCCAACCTGCGGGCACCGGCTTCATTTCGGGCGCCCACTACGTAGCAGCTGCAGCCCCAGCCATTAGGAGCAAAGTGGGTTTGCCAGAATGGGTGGGCTGGCGCCAGTGTTAAGCCGTTCCAGGCCAGATGCTGCACTCTGGGCTCCAGGCTGCCGCCATGCTTGTAAACCCAGAAGGCAAAGCCGCCTTCCATCAGCTGAGCGTAACGGCCGGCGGCATAGGATGTGGCCATGTTGGTTTGGTAGATGATTCGGGTTCGCCAAGCTTCGCCTTTTTTGCTACCTTCGCCAGTCCAACCTTTCCAGCCTCGGCGCTCAACAATGGCCTTGAAATCTTTACGAAACGCTTGCAACGTTTCGCCTTCGCTGATGGAGCGATTCACTGCCGCCGCCAGATCGGCCAGCAAATCAGCCTTGGTGGCACCCGCCACCATAAAGCCAAGGTCGTGCTCTCCCCGGCGCATATCGTCCCAACGGGCGGTGGGTACCAGGTTGCCCAGCTTGTTCCGGAAGAACACCACCTGCTGTTTGAACGGCTGACGAAACGCGCCGGTGATGGCCGACGGGCGTTCACTCATGGCCTTGCTCCACGTCGTACCGACCGGCGGCATGGGCGGCGAGGGCCGCATTGCCCAATAGCGTACCCAGCTCTTCCTGGGGCAGATCATCGAAGGCCGCCAGTAGCATGGCGCGGAATTCTTCGAGGCTTTCGGCCTGTTCCAGCATCACCTCAATCTGATCCAACCATCGATCAGTCATCGGCTCAGCTTCCTTGGCCAGGCTATCCGCCAGAATTTCTGCCGGGACTTTCTCCTCCCTTACGATAGCGCTGAACTCGCTAAAGCTGGCCGGCGCTGGCTTTGGTATTTCCTGGTCAGGTATTGTCTCCCATTCGCCGCCATAGGTGTCTGTGATGTGCTTGAGCGTTGGGCGGAAGCCCATATCAAAGATTGTCTTGTCCCGCTCGGCCCGCTTGTTCTGGTCTTCACTGGGCTCAACATCCCGGTACACCGTGGGTACCGCCGCGCCCGGGAAGTTCCACTCGGTCAGCCAGGCGCCGATGCTGCGGTTGAAGCTCTCACACACCAGATCGGCGTCCGCCTTGACGAGATCCAGCCGCACGTCGGCCTGCAGCTCATCGTTACCCAGGCGGCCGGGCGTGCCCTGGGTACTGGCGGTTTGCCCTAGTACCACCTTGGCAATGGCAGCGTCCATGCGGTCGTACACCGCCGCATAGTCAGCGGTACCAGAGCGGGCGGCCTCCAGTAGTTCAACCACCATGCCTTCGGGTACGGCAATGCCGGTATCGGTGCTGATAGCAGACAACGCTTGAAGCAGCCTCTGCTTTTGCTCAGGGCTGGCGTCCTGCCCGTAGGTGCCCTTGGCCGTGGGCTGGCCAAACTTCTCCAGGAACAGCAGCCAATACTTCAGGCCCTGGCGCTTGAAGAACGCCGGCCAGTAGAGCCAATGGCCAAGGCCAATACCATAGGGCTCGTCGTCGTGGTCCGCGCCGGTGCGGAAGCTCCAGAACTTGCGCTCCGGTAGCAGCTCGCCGTCCGGCTTTTGCATGGTTTTCATGCGTAACCGGCCCGCGCCATCGAAGCCAAAGCGGCGGCGATCCCGTACCTTGATCTCTGGCATCACTACATAACGGCTGTCCCTGTCCCACAGGGGTTCCGCCACGGCAAAGCCGTAATACACGCCGTACAGCATCAGGTCTGTCACCCGGTCAAAGCCTACGGTGCGGATCTGCTCTTGCAGGAAATCGGCAGCGGCCTTGTCTCTTCGGGTTTTGCCGCCGGGGTCCACCTTCCATTCTTTGCCGATCACCGCCAGGCGGCGCTGGTTGAAGCAGGCGGACACCTGGTCATCGCGCAACACTTCCTTGTAAATCCGGTAATCCCCGCCACCGCGAATACGCAGCACCTCATCACTGGCAGGTTGGATGCTCAGCGGGTCCAGATAGCCCCGGGTAATGTCTCGGCCATCGGCGGTGGTGGCCACCTCGTTCATGTCTGGGCGGGTGTTTTCTGCCATGATCAAAAGCCTCGGAAGTCGTTGGTACCGGCCACCGTGCCAAACCCGGTATCGGTGATACTGGCCACGGGACGCTCATCGCCCAGGCCGGTCATGCTTGGGCGCGGCCCGGTGCTAAGGTAGTCAATGGGAATGGGCTGGCGCTGGTTCAGGCTGGCAAAACAGGCCAATGCCAGGGCGATGGCAAAGTCGCCGTGGCGGTACAGCTCGGGCTCTTTCAGGTCAGCCTTTCGTACACCGGGGATCATGGGGATGCCGTCCACGTCGACAATCGCCCGCAAGTCCGATTCCAGGTTGGCGTCCCGGGGTAAGTCAATCACCCCGTCCTCAAACCACTGGATCATCTTGGGCATCCACAGGCCATACCAGGCCCGGCTCAGCATGATCTGGTGCACATTGTCATGGCCAAACTTATCCGCTGTGTACTCCGCCAGGATCTGGCCGGAACCCGTGGCGTCCATTGCACCACCGCGCCAGTTTGGCAGCCGTTCAATGATGTGCCATTTGATCTGTTCCTGCTGGCGCGTGGGCACGTTCTGCAGCTCCAGCACCCAGGGGCAATGGCGCTTGAGCGTGCCGGTAATGCCCAGGGGAACCAGAATGGAGAAATCCCGATGGCGTGCGAAGTCATCACCAAACACCCAGCGGTAGCGCGGGTCCAGTTGCTCCAGGAGCGGGTCCAGGTGTTCCGCAATCCATACCTGGCACCAGCTCCGGCGCTCTTCGTCGGACTTCTTCACGAAGTCGTCATCCAGCACCAGGCGTAGTACGGGGCGCTCCTCGCGCATCGCGGCATCAATCCACACACCCGGCAGGCAAACGCCGGAACCATCACGCGGTACCGCATCCAGCTCCTCGCGCATGGCCGCTTTGCGTGGCCCATAGGAGTTGCGGATGCGGCTGTACCACTTGATCTTGCCCTCTGGCGTGGGTTGTTCGCGTTTCATCATGCACACCCGCTCGTAAAGCCCGTTCTCTACGGCGTTGTCAAAAGTGACGGTGTACACGGCCGCGTCGTCGCCGTAGCGGCCTTCCTCGATGTCCTTGCAGAACTGATTGAACGGGTTGGACTTGCCGTTGTGGGAGCTGATCACCACGATCTTGCCGCCCCAGATCAGCAGGGCCGTAGCCGCATCCAGTACACCTTGAACGTCCTGGTGAAAGGCAGCCTCATCAATCACGACGATGCCCTGCAAACCCCGGATATTGGCGGGGCGTGAAGACAGGGCAGTTACCTGGAAGCCGGAACTGAAGCGGATGCGGTAGGCGGTGATGTGCTTGCTGTTGCCTCGGTCGTCCTGGTCTTCGAACAGGAACTCCTCAATACCAGACACCCCCTGGCCCTGGGCCTCGGCAATCACGCGGGCAAACTTGGCGCAGTAACCGATAAACTCCAGGCCCTTTTCCTTGGTGTCACCGATGTAGAACACGTTGTCGCCACCCGCACTGCGGCGGGAGGCCGCAATCAGCGTGGAGTCCAGCGCCTTGGCGAAGGTCATGCCGGTGCGGCGCCCCTTCGGGATTGCTACGATGGACTGGGGCATCTTCAGAAACTCGGACTGGTGGCGCATCAACACGCCTTCGTCCAGAGGGTTGAAGCCCTCGGGGATATCCCGGGCCCGGGCGGGCAGCTCTTCCCAGTCCAGCACACGCACGGTGCTACTCAGCGGTTTCATGGCCATCAGCGAATCCCCAGCACTTTCTCACGCCAGAAGGTGACCTGGTCTGCCGTCATGCCCTGGGCTTGGGCCACTTCCTCCAGGTTCTTCTCCTGCTCGGCCAGTCGCGCGGCCACCGCTTCTTCCTGGTACTTCTTCAGGGCCACAGAGGAGCGCGTTAGGGTGGCGACGTTCTTGGCTGCCTTTGACAACAGGCCGACTCGATCTTGTGGGTCCATGTCCTGAGCTTCCTGCATGTCCATGATGGACTCGAACAGCTCAGACTGGATCATGGCTGTCAGGGCTTCAGAGCGGGCATCCTCACGGTCTCCGGCTTGGGCTCGGATGATCTTGGCCGCCTCGGTACTGGCGCGGATCGCCGCCAGGCGTCGCTCCAGCTGCTGGCCGTAGCGATGCACGGCCGATCGGCTGGGCAGCTCGTCCTCATGAGCAGGAAAGTGCTCCCTCAGCAGGTCAATCAACTCATCCAAAGTGTGTTGCCCGGATGCCAGCTCGCCTTCCAGGAAGTGGCGCACCTCTTCCGGTAAACGGCGAATAGACGATTTTCTACCCATGGCCATCACCAGTATCGTTCGGGGCGGGCGATGCCCGGCAGGCAGTCCACCGTATATTCGGCCACATCTACGCCGTGACGGGTCAGCTCACAGAACCAGCGGCCTGAAGGCTCACGCTTTACCTCTACCAGCTTGCGGTCGTGGAGGTAGTCCAGCTCCCGGCGCAGCTCAAGCTGAGTGCAATCCGGGTATTCACTTTGCGCCACGGTCAGCACCGTGCCTTCGTAGGCGCCAATCGGCCTGGCATTGTTCAGCGTCAGAAGCACCAACCATCGCAGCCCTTCACGCCTCGCCCGCTCCATGTCAACTTTCATGCGTCACCCCTGTTTTCAACTGCACGTTTTCCAGCTTCAGCGCCAGGCTGTCGAGCTTGGCCTCGATCACGCTCTGGCCGCGTATGTAATCTTCCCGGCGAACGTAGTGCACTGGCAGATCAGCCCTCAGCTCCATCAGCTCTCGCTCTACGCGGCGCCATTCATCGGTGTCTTTCTCCTGGGCGGCAACCATCCTGTCTAACCGCAGATCCAGATCCTTTGTCACCCGAGCGAGCAGCGCCCGGATCACCATGATGAGAAACCCGCTCCAAGCCCCTAGCAACGTCACAAATACCGATATGGCCTTCCAATCCAAACTCACCTCCATCATGGCTGCGCCTCATCAGGGTTCAGCACCTCGATCAGTGCCGTCAGTTGCTTTGTGTTTGCCTGGCACCAGCGGCCGTATCGTTGGGCGTGGCGCAACAGGTCTCGCTGGCTGACGTTGCTGTTGTCGAACTCGGCAGCAACTCCGGGGGTTGGCCAGGGCGCTGCAGCAGGCTCCCCGGCACGGGCTGCTGTGGCTCGCACACCGCCAAGGGCGGCGTTGTAGTCGCGCAGCCAGCCAACAGTAAACACGCACTTAGGCACAGGCCGGGGCGCTTCGCCCGGGCCTGTGCGGTAGTGGTCGGTGTAGGCTTCATCCAGGGCGTCCTCCAGCTTTGTGATTCGTTGTTGCAGCTGCTGGCGTTCTGCCAGGTAACCGCGCTCTGTCGCTTGTGCTTTGCGCTTTCGGGCGGCCTGCAGCTCAGCAAAGGCTTTTGTTTGGGCCAGCATCTGTTCTGCGTGCTTAAGCTGCTGCGCCGTCAGCGCTACCTCGCCCTCGACAGTGGCTGTGCTGTAACCCTTCTCCCAGGCGGTCTGGCGCTCTAGCGCCAGATAGTGATAGCCGCTCAGCAAGGCCACGCCAGCCGCAAGGGCTATCAGCAGGGCCTTCATGCGCCCCACCGCGACTGACAAACACCTGGGCCCCAGCCGGCGCTGTGATACAAGGGCTCCCAGCGAAGCAAAATCAGCCTCGGATAGTGGCGGTTCTCACGGAAGTTGGCAGCGGAGCGGCCAGCATTGAACCGCTCCACCGAATCAAACCAGGCCAGCGGGTCCACCCCCTTAGCGGAAGCCAGCCGTTTGTCTCTGTATACCCATCCCAGCCCGCCGTTATAGGCGGACAATACAAAGGCCCACTGCTCACAGGGGTTTTCGGCCTGAATTCGGGCGTTCAGCCATACGGTGTAGCGCACCATGGCGCGAATGGCCCAGCGGGGGTCGAAGGGCTTGGCGTCGGAAAGATCCGGGTAAAGCGAGGCAATCCAGGTGGTCGTGCCGGGCATGAACTGGGTAAGGCCCTGGGCACCGACCGGGCTGACTGCGCCCGGCCGCCACCGGCTTTCCTGATGGATAAGCCCGCCCAGTGTGGCCACGGGTGCCTCCAATCCATAGTGAAACCTGGCCACTCTGGTGAGATCCGCCTGGTACGCCTCAGCAGTTCTTGGCACTGCATCAGCCGCCCGGGCACCACCAGCAGAGAAGCCGAGCAAAAAAGCCGCCAGGCCCGCCAGGGCCCAGCGGAAAAGCACGACTCGGGTGATAGTAAACTGCTGGCTCATATTAAAGCCCCAGGGCCAGACCAATGACACAGGCGAACACGATGATGGCCCGCCGGATCGCTGCCAGTGCGGCAGCCAATAGCATCGTTTGCTGATCGCTGCCTTCCGACAGAAATTGGCTTCGGCCGAAAAACGTGCCGGGGCGCGCATAGGGAAACAGCGCCCGATCTAGCCAGTACGCCAAGGTGACGGCCAGGGTAACGAGCGCCAGCTTGTACGCCACAATGGGCAGCTGCTGCGGTGCAAACCAGTACAGCCCAACCATTAGAACGACCGTTATAACCGCCCAACCAAACAGGCGCGGCATCTTGAAACAGAGGGGGAAACGGGGGCTTTCAGGCATGGCGGCATCCTCTTGGTCACAGGTAAAAACCAGTTAAGTGACCTTCAGAGTGCACTCAATCAAAGGGGCTGTATTTTGAAGGGCAGCATAAGCCGCCCGGGGGAGAAATGCGGAGAGTGGAAAGGGTATAGCGGTTTCTCTGAACGATCAATCAGGAGAGTTATTTCAATGTCAAAATCCACTGAACCGGCCACCACCACTACTGAAGACAGTGACACCACTACCTCCGTCAGAGGTAGTCTGAGCTCCATGCTTACAGACGGGGCAGCCCCAGTAGCCGGAGCCATTACCAACGAGGACGACCTTCTTGCCAGTATCGAAGCACGGTTGGCAAAGGAAGTGCGGGGGCTCGCCAACACTCTCGCCGAGTTCAGCCGGCGAACGCAGCGCATAGGCGAAGAACTCCCCGTAACTGCCCACTTTGGTAAGTCGATAACGCGCTTGCTCAGCCTTAGCAGCCTCCATGTCTCTTATGCGCTGCTCAAGGACGGGGATAAGCCTCTGTTGATCGATGACGGTGCCGAGCACCTCAAGCAGCTGGGACTGGGTCTCAGCGACTTTATTCGTGAGGTCGACCTGGATGGCCAACGCTTTCTGGCGATCGCGCTCGTCAACGACGAGGCGACTGAGTTCAACAATGCTGGAAAGGCTGGCTGACAGTACGTTGATGTCCATTATCTAGTTACTTAATCCTCCTGTTGAACCTTGAGAGCCGATCAGCTTCCTGACGCCTGGCAATATGCATATTGATTTCGTGTAGGTAGGCCTCAGCTTCACGAGCTTGTTGTTTTACAACTTTCAGATGCTGTGCACCCAGCATTTGCACAATAAAGATTGCACCGACCAATACAAAGGGCACAAGCATTCGCCAATCTGGCGGTCCCTGGAGAAACGAACTCAGGTCTGAGAGAGTCGCCACAAAAGAAATTACGGCAAATACCAGCAACGCGCCCATGGCGAGATATGGAAAATTGAAAACAATTCTGAGCTGCGCACGCCGGCATTGATTCTTAGCTTCCCGCCGGAGAAATGATAGTTGTTCGAGTGTAGGCGCCTTTCGTGGAGGCAGCGCATCTTTTGGTGCATTGCCTAAAGAGCCCGCGTATAGATGAAGATTCCACTCACAGTTTTCATAATAGTCCCTACCAGCTCCGCGATTCCCTTCACCTTCAGACCAAAAATGCGACATACGCCCCCCGTTCTCCTATCGATATTGATCCAGCGTCGGCCACTCACACGTTTCGCGCAGTGGCTTCAAGGCATTCTCCATTCCGGTGATATCGAATATGGCAGTGACCGGGCTTTCGTTATACGGCGTAATTTGTGCGACAAACTTGTCAGCCGATGCCATCCACTTTAGAAAGCCAATCGTTCCTTTCTGTGGGTGAAATGTCGCCTGGCTGTCAGTCGATAGATTCCAATCCTTGGTAGACGCGTCATTTGAGCCTATACGAGTCAATACGGTTCCGTTGCGGCCAAGATAATCGCTCCAGTTAATATAGAGCTCGGTTTCGTTGCTTTTACACCTGACAAACATAGTTACCGGCTTTCCGAGGCTAGACCTCCCACTGTCAGCTGTGATCGACAAAAGCACCGTTGTTGAATCATCTATAGGGTTTGTATCCACCGAAACGCTCCATTTTCCCGTGCCGCTCAACTCCACAGGTTGCGGTTGTGGGCCATCAAGACCACGCGCCTTTGCAATAGCGTCAAAACACGCGAGCCGATCGAGATCACCTTCCTTTGATGAACACGTTGCTATCTCTTGCTCGACTCCCGCAGCGGCAATCGCTGACATGAAAACCAGCGGCAACGACAATCCCCAGCACCTCATTAGCTGTCCTCCAGACACAGTTTTATTTTTTTCCTTCGTTGTAGTCCCGGCCAGCCACACGGTGACCGCTTCCCTTAACCGATATGGTTCCTTCTGTTTCCTTGGCCTTTTTGCCGGTTAGCAACTCAGCGAGCAAAGCCTTCCTCTTTGCGGGTTTCATACCTCGGTAAGCCTCTAGGAGTAACTCCTCATCAGGCGCCAGCGCCGGTTCAACAGCTTTGCCTTGTTGCTCAGCAAACTGCCCAGCCGTTACTTCCTGCGACTTCGCAAAGTCTCCAGCCGTGACATCAAGAGATCTGGCGAAATTGCCCGCAAGCATTGGCTGGCCTGTTATTACAAACATCACGTCGACCCCGATCTTTTCCCAAGCCGATAAAGCTGCAGCATTTGGCGTGCCGACGCCCTTTTCCCAATTAATCTGAGAATGTTTCGAAGCCCCGGCCTCCTGCGCAAATTCGGTTTGAGTCATTCCAAGCCGCTGGCGCTCTATTTTTAACCTCTCCCCAAGGTTCATAAATATCTACCTATAAGTATTGACAGGTAGAAATTTTTCTACCAATATTAACCCAACATCAATTTCAGATGTTTCAGCAACCAACCAAGGAGCCACTGCCATGGCCACCCCGAAAGTACTCACATCTGAGCAAGTTAAAGCCAATCTCCGCTCACAGGGCATCACCATTACTCAGTGGGCCAAAGACAACGGCTACCGTCGTGGTGCGGTGTACCGCGTCCTCAACGGCTTTGACAAAGCTCACTACGGCCAGGCCCATGAGATCGCTGTAAAGCTGGGCCTCAAACCAGACGTTAAAGAAAGCCAGGCCGCCTAACACACCGCTAGCACAGGATTACTGCCATGACCGACCAAACGATCCACGGCGGCGCACAAGACGCTCACGGCTTTACCTATCGCGCTCCGCTTATAGGTGTTCATCACGAAGCCGCCGGTTTTCACGCGCAGCTGAAAGCTGATCAACCAGGTGCTTCATCATGTTCTGCGCATGAGGCTCCAGAGCAGCGCCACACCAATGAACGTCGAGCATCATGCGCTCCAGTCTCTGGCCGTCCAACTGCCCCTGAATTTCCATCCCAGAAGCGAGGTACAGCCATGATCGCGCCAGAGCGTGAATCTGCCCTTCGATCTGTAAGAGGCGAGATTCGAGAGTGTTGTCCTGATTCTGAGCCTCAGCCGGCATTTCGTTACTCATAGCTTTTGTCCTTGCGTTGTGAATGTACCGCAAAGCTTAGGCGAATTGAAACGCCGTTGCCCATAGGCAAACGAACGATCTTTTTGGAACAGCCGAACACAGCAAGAAACAGAGAACGTCCAATGGCCCGCAGAACCTGGAAAACCTACCAACCCAACAGCCTCCGGGATGCCCTGGAAGGCTGCAAGGTGTACGCCCGCGACAAGCACAACCTGAGCGTGGAGCGGATTGCGGATCTGATGGGGCTGGTGGACCACTGGGCGCTTTACAAATGGCTGCAGAACGGGCGCTTCCCGACCAACCTGCTGATTCCCTACGAGCGGGCCTGCGGCATCAATCTGGTGTCCCGCTGGCTGGCAGCCAACGGTGGCAAGTTGCTGGTAGACATCCCAACCGGCAAACAAGCGGATGCTGGTGACATTCAGGAGCTGCAGGCGCGCCTGCACGACGTTACCGGCCTGCTGATGAAGTTTTACCAGGGCAATGAGAATGCTGAAGACACCCTGGCCGGCATCCAGAGTGCTATGGAGCAACTGGCCTGGCACCGGGGCAACGTGCAGCAGCACCCACAACCACAGTTTGACCTGGAGTAAGGGCAGATGAGCCAGAACCAAGCGCGCCTTCATTCATGCAGCCTGTGCGGCGCCCAGCGCCCGGCCAGTGAACTCAATGGCCTGGACCCAATCACCGGCGATAACAGCCGGGCCTACTGTCGCCGCATAGCCCAATGCCAGTCAGATGAGGCTCAAGCCGCTCTGGACTGGGTGACCGCCAAATTGAACAACGCCGAAAATGCGGCCTGACTGGAGTGATACCAATGAACGATACCGCCAACCCCACGCGCATTAGCCGCAGCGGCGCAAAGTGCCTGAAGGTGCTGTTCGCCCTGAGCGGCCACAGCCTGACAGGGCTCAGCAACACCGAACTGAGCAAGGCCCTGGGCGAAAGCCCTGCCACCATCAACCGCTGCCTGAACACTCTGGTGGCCGAAGGGGCCGTCATCAAGTTAGTAACTGGTCGCTATGCCCCTGGGATTCGCATCCTTCAAATAGCCGTTCGACACCACCGTGAGTTCAGCAACATGCGGGACAGAATGGATGAAATTGACCAGCGCGTGCTGGCTGGCGCAAACCTTTAATTGGAGACTGACATGGCGCGGAAACCCACCAACTACGAACCTGAAATTGCACCGGTGCCGACTAACACCGAAGTTTTTACAGAGGCATCGCGAGGCCTGGCGCCCCACTCAACGGAGATATTGGAACGCTTTGGCGATGGCATGCCCTTTGATCAGTACCGTTACGAAGACAAGATCCGCAGCCACCTGTCCCGCAGCGCTGAGGAAATGCTGGCAGCGGGACGCGCCTTGGTAGTGGCCAAAGAACACATCAGCCACGGCCAGTGGGTTGATTTTCTATCAAAGGTTGGGCTTGACCCACGTGTGGCACAACGGATGGCCCAAGCCGCCATTAAGTTTTCAAATGCGTCGACATCGTCGCATTTGATCGAAGCCGCAGGCGGAAAATCCAAGCTGTTCGAGTTGATGGTTTTGGATGATGATGATCTAGCCGAGCTCAACGAAGGCGGCACTGTTGCTGGGTTGGAGCTGGATGACATTGCAAAAATGTCGGTCAGCGAACTCCGCCGATCCCTTCGCGAAGCCCGCGAAAACGCCGAGGCCCGGGCCAAGGTGCTGAGCGACAAGAACAGCAAGATCGACGCCCTGGATGCAGAGCTGACCAAACTCAAATCCAAGCCCCCGCTTGTGGAAACCCTGCCGCCAGACGAGATGGCACAGAAACTGTCGGAAGAGGTTGCCCGGCACGCTGCCTCGGTGCTGGGTGAGATCAATCGTTGCTTGCTGCCTGCAC